GATTTTACTTTAAAAAGTTTAGCATCTTGTTTAGATGGGCATATAAGAGATGAAAATTTTTATATTTTTTCTGGAAAAAACAATACTGGTGGTAATGGTAAAAGTACTATTATGGATTTACTTTTGAAATCTTTAGGAGATTATGCATGTGTAAGTCCCGTATCTTTAGTTACAGCAAAAAGAGAATCTGCAAATAGTGCTAATAGTGCTCTTGCATCTATTAGAAATAAACGTGCAGTTATTATGCAAGAACCAGAATCTAATGAAATGATTCAAGCTGGTGTAATGAAAGCTTTAACTGGAGGAGATAGAATTTCTACTAGAGATTTACATTCTACACAGATAGAGTTTAAACCTAATGCAAAATTGTTTATGTGTTGTAATAGAATTCCGACTATATCAGATGTGGATGGTGGTACATTAAGAAGATTAAAAATAACAGAATTCGTCTCTCGGTTCGTAGAGGAACCTGGTGAAAATAAAAATGGAATATTTGAATTTAAAATAGATAAAGATTTAAAGTCAAAATTAGAATCGTATAAGTCTGTTTTTATTTGTATATTAATGGATTATTATATAATCTATAGAGAACAAGGATTATTACCACCTGAACCCGTTTTAACAGTAACTCGTAAATATGAAAGAGATAATAATATAATTAAACAATTTATAGAAGAAAATTTAGTACAATGTAATAAGACTGAATTTATTACGAAAGAAGAAATTAAAGATACTTTCAAAAATGATTATACTCTTAAATCTACTTTTAGAAAAGTTAATTTATTTATACAACAATTAGAGAATGCAGTGTGTAGTGAATTTAAATTAGATAAAAAAGGTATAGCTAAATTACATGGGTTGAAATTTAAAACAGCAGAAGCAGAAATAAATTCTTGTGATGAAATGTCTGAAGAAGAAGACTGGTAATTAAAAATTGAATGGTAATTAAACATTTATTATATTATAGAGTATAATGAATGTAGAATTAAAAGAATTTTATCAGTCTTTGTGTAAATACAAGTTTTTTGATTTTTATAAATTCGATTATAAAAGAAATACTTATGATAAAACAACACAGTGGGTTTTTTACGATAAAGATAATACATTAAATATCTTGATATTTGAACAAACTCAAAGTAAAGAAGTGCATAATTACAGTATGATTGATACAATAAAAAGAGAATGGTTTGTAATAAAAGAATCAGATAATTTTTTATATAAAAACATTTCCGATATATTTGATTTTATAAAAGAAAATGAAGAATTTATCAGAAAAATGAATATGAATTATCTAAATAATATAAATCATGTTAATTATATTAATGAATTTCTTCATAAAAATATATCAAAAGATTATAAATACGTGGTTTGGAAATTCGAAAATATTACAAAAACAAATGAATATATAAAGATTTATATAGATTTATTTTTGGATAATGATGACAAAAATATAAAAATTTTAAAAAAATCAAAAGGTAAAAAGGAAATTGAAGAATATTATAATATAAATGAATTACTTGAATATTTAAAAAAAATTTGTAAAACTTATAAAAAAAATAATATAGATAAAAAATTTGAAGAATTAAATAACAATTTCTCTGTATTGAACACTACCGATGACATTGACACTCCTACTATTGTTATTAATGTTGAAAACAATGAGATTATCTCAAAAAAAGAAATTTCTCAAACATATAAAAATTTGTTTATTAAAAAACCACTTATAAATAGATTATCTATTCAAACTGGTAAATATAAATATGAATTATTAAAAGAAAATTTTGAAAAACTATATAATTAATATTCAAAAATAAATTATTTTATTTTCGAATAAAAAAAGTCCCATTAAAGGGACTAATTTTTTTGTGTTTTTATATTTTTTGGGGTTTTTATATTTTATATTTTTTTTGGGTTTTATAATTTTATATTTTTTTGTGTTTTATAATTTTATATTTTTTTGTGTTTTTGTATTTTTATTCGTAAAACTTAGCATTATTTGCAAAAGAAGTTGAACATATACAAGATTTTGGACATTTTCTTTGAGAAAAATTTGAATGATTTACATTACATAATTTACAATTTACATTTTTAATAGAAGAAATATATTTTTTACATTCAAATCCAGTCATAGGATATCCACCAGAAATAGCCCATTTGACTCCAATATTCATCATCTTTTTATAAGCTGTAATATAAATTTTATGCCATTCTGTAATGGAATTTTTAAATTTATTCATAGAGTTATGAATTTTTCTATTATAATCGGTTTTTTTTAATTTGTTCTGACATGCTTGTCCAAGCCAAGCATCATTTAGAGTATGGTGCCATTTTCTTGTTGGATTTACCCATTCTACATCAATTTTTTCTGTATCTACTTCTGTAGGATCTGGAATTTCTGTATTTATGTCATTCAACGTTTGATCTCTAAAATGTTTACTTGTAAATTTGCATAATTCATTATTAGTTGCGAGTGTTTCATTAATAATAATCGGCCTCTCTTTTGGAGGAATATGAATTTTAATTGTTGGACTACACATTTCTTTAAAATAAAGATTATCATATCTAAACATACTTACATTATCACAATTTTCTAATAAAGGATTACATAATTTATTATCATGTTTAAGACATCCCTTTTCATCAATCAAAGAATGACTTCCCATCAAAGCAGTCATTTCTTCAATAGACAGAAATCTATTTTTGGCAAAATTTGCAAAACCAGTTGTGTTTAAATCTGCAGGAGCAAGGGAATTTGCAGGATTAGGAACTGTTTTATCAAGTCTCCCTACACGAAATGGATTTTTACTATCAAATGCAAGTACTTTTGGGCCACCTAAAAACTCGGATGATACTGCACCACAAACAGCGATAATATCAGCAACAGATGCATTATATTTTTTTGCTAAACTCAAGGCATTTTTAGATAAAATAAATGCAAAATTGTCATAACTATTTTCACTTCTTTTTATTTCGTCTTCAGTCAACAATAGAGATCCATCTGCTCCTCCATATTCTTCCGAAATAGATAAAGCGTCATGAGCGGCTGCACGTATATAAAAATTACAAAGACGTTTTTCAAATCTGCAAGCTGCCTTACAACCTGAAATGACGCCTGCCCAATCAACATTTTTTGGATCATACGTATTTCTAATTTTATTTGCAGGCAATTTTACTCTTACAATAATGAGTCTTTTTCTATTTCTAATTTTCCAACCTAAGCGACGAGAAAATAGCGCGAAAGAAAATATAAAAAACAATTGAAAAATAAAAAGTTTTAACATTATTCAAAATATTATATTTACATTTATTTTTCAGTTTTTTTTTGTTTTTTATATAAAAAAATTATAGTTATTAGACTGGACACCACTTTGAAGTCCAAGGATTTGTGTAATTTTTAGTTAAAATTATATCTGCTGGTAATGGATAAAAAATTCTGTATAAATTTAACTTTAAAATATTATTAATATGATTAACAGTATGTCTTGCAACTCTAGTTGTGGGTTTTGAAGCTGTTTCTCCTAACATTGGATTTGCATATCTGAAATTATTGTAAATGATGTTTGCTAAAGGATTAATTATATATTGTTGAGCACTGATGGCATTTTTCCCATCTTTTCCATTTATGATTCTCATTGCTCTCATCATATCATTATCTTCATGAATTAAATTATGACAATGAAACATATAATCTCCTTTATGAGCACCAAAGCGTGCTATAGCCCATACTTTATTACTTGGACCCAAGTAAAAAACATCTTTAGGGGACATCAATTCATATGACTCAATGCCATATCCTCCATCTCTTTTTAATAAATAAAAATCTATAAGATGAAGATGAACAGGATGAAACCAACCACCGCCAGTTTCAAATAACCATAATTCCCAAGTATTTTGCCCTACATCTTCTGCTGCAATTTTATAAGACTCCCACGTTTCACCATTAATAGTCCATTGACCCTTACTTCTTCCAAATTTCATAACTCTGTGATATTCTCCATTAGATATCATTTTAGTTGCTTTGTCTATATCTGTCTGATTTAATACTTGTGTTAAAGGCATAACAGGTCTTGGATTAAATTGACTTTCAATAAATTTTGGATAGGATGGGCTTGTTTTTCTACTAATAACGGATTTTGAAAGCAAATGACTATAACAAAAATATGGTACTTTTTTCATCATATCATCTTTGTCATTCCAAAAAAAGATTGTTTTTCCTGCATATCTTGTAAAATCGCATACTATTTCATATCTTTCTGCTACACCAATTCTTAGACCTCTTTTAGAAAATTGAACAGGCTTTTCTCTAAACCCGCCATCAGAAGCAATAACTTTACAGACTAAATGAGCAATGTCTCTAAAACTTTTTGGATTTACTTGTTCTTTGATTTTAATTAAATATGGTCTGGAAACTGCAGCATTAAGTATTCTGAATCTATACCATTTTGGATCTAATGGCATATTTGGAAATGGAATTCCATTGATTAAATTAATATCTCCGTATAAATCGTTTTTGTGAGCTCCAAAGATATCAGAAAAAAGTTGACAACGGTTATTTAAAACTTTATCACTTAACATCATTAATTTTTCTTCAATGTTTTCCAAATTCCATGGTTCTCCACATCCTCCGTGTTTTGCCTTAGAACTTGTGATTTTGAATCCAGCTAAACCCAAATATGCATTACTGGCAGTAATATGCAAAGCATGATCATGATACCATCCAGTTCCAGGGCGATTATTTGGATAAACATAATCTTTTGTTTCTCCTCTGCAAGTTATATCTTCAGCCCATCCATCAAAAGGAGCTAAACTTGCAGACCCATGAAAATGAACACTAATAGGTCTACCTGACCTTTTTCCAATACAAGGAGCATAACTTTGTTTAATAAATTTTGTACCTATTTTATTATTAAAACGTACAAAAGATTCATGCCCTGTAGGTCCAACAATTGATGGACCTGGAATTTTTCCACCATAGGTTAAAAACCAAGTTCCAGTGAAATTTTTACAACTTGAAATCAAATTATCAAATTGACGAATTTGAGTTTCATAAATGTCCATTTCATATGAAAAAATACAATGTTTGTCTGTTCTGCAGCTTTTGAATTTCCGAGCAAGAACATCAGGATTCTTAAATAAATCTCTAAAAATATTTAACTTAAAAGGTGTTCCAGGATATCCATCAACAGAATATGGATTATTACCAGAAGGACAAATACGAGATTGCCTTCCAAAAGGGGAAGGAGGCAAGACAATAGTTTGTGCTTGAGCCAAATTAATTAATAAGAATAAAATCATTTAAAGATATTATAAATGATTTTAATTTAATGATTTTAATTTCAATTTTTTTATTCGCAATCTTCATATTTAGATATAAGTAAATCTTTATTTGATTGTCCAGAAGTTATATCTGAATTGGAATTTTCTTCGCTTTCAGAAGTTACTTCTGAATCTGCGTCATAATTATTATTTTTATTATCAAATTCAAATTCGGATTCTTGTAATGGATCTAATTTTGTGTCAGCAAATGGAAGATTAGTTTTTAAGTTGTTATTAATAAACGATGAATTCAATAATAAAGAACTATTATCTATACCAAATGGTTTTTCTTTAGGTAGATTTATTTTTGGATTATATGGTATATGTGATTTATTTAATGGAATACTATATAACATATTATAATTCTTATAAAATGAATTGCTATTAGATTGATTTGGATAACTTTCATTAATAAAACTACTATAAGTTTGATTTTTTGAAAATGAATTAATAATATCTTTATTAAGACTATCATTCATGATATTTAAATCAGGCAAATGAGAACTTTTATATAATGGTAGTTCTATATAATTTTCTTCAGAATTTGGATGATGTTTACCAAATAGTTTATAATAACCCTTATGATATATAGATACAACGGTTTTCTTACATTTCTTTAATAATGAATTTTCATTTTCTTCATCTATATAAATTTGAGAATCAGATTGATTCAGGCTTCTATCAGTTTCATCTATTAATTCTGTAGTTTCTTGATTTGTTTGTTTTTGCTTAAAATAATTAATGCATAAACTTACTGCGTATTTCCCACCTGATATAATTTTTCCACAAAATCTAAAAAAACTATAAGCATGACTAAAAAAAGTAGTAAATCTATATAATATAAATAGTATTGTAAAAATATACCATGTTGTGTTTATAATTGTATTGAATAAATATAAATCCATATTATGTATAATATTATAATATAAATTTGTAATAAAATATAAACTAATTATCTTTAACTATTTTTAAGCTTGAGCGCTAAAAGATGTTTGAGAAGGAACTATTGTTATTGAACTTGATATTTTATTAGTTGTCCAATAATATGTTCCCCCTATATTTGCTAAGGGAACAAAACTAACATCTCCATATGTAAAATTTGCACCGCTTGTACCTTTAACAGCATATCCTGTAGTAGTCGCAGGAGGCGTTAAATTAGCCGGATAACTTGAACTTGATGGAATATTAAAAACACAATGATATACTCCACCTATAGATGTAGAAGACATATTTATACCACTTGCGTTTGTAACACCACTTGTTAACATACATCTTGAAAATGAAAATATAGTAGTATCTAATGCCTCAAATAAATAAGGACTTGGCCCGTCTAATATACAATTTGAAAAATTCATTGTTGATGCTCCTCTTGATATTATACTACTTGAAGTAGAATTCCCATATATTTCACAATTATTTACACTTCCAACAACCTTACATCCAGTATTGCATTCTATACAAGTACCTGTTCCCGTTGCATTATTAATAAATTGTATTTTGTATAAATGGGTTCTGGGAGTTGTTGAACTTGTATTATTAAAATATAATAACTTTTGACTTGAACTACTATAAACTTTACAAAAAGACATATGTAAATAACATGTATTACTTCCTATAACACCTACTACACTTGTTCCTGAATTAGATGTTAATAAAAAGTTTTCGATAGTAAATATTGTATTGTAAACAGAATCTAATACTACTCTTGGATTTATTGTTATATTGCCATTAATTTGACAAGCATTTGAAAATGTATTTGTCATACCTACTAAAGATGTCTTTGGTTTTACAATTGTAACATTTTCACTATAGATACCTGGATGAACATATATAATTACAGAATCTCCATCTGCTAAAGATTCACTTGCTGTTACAGCAGCTTGTACAGTTAAATATGGTCTTTCATACGAACCATTACCTGTAGTATTATTTCCAGATTTGGATACGTGATATTCTTTTTCAAACTTAATATTTGTTAATCTATTTGCTAAAGTATCTAATCCATCCTGTAAAGATTCGGGTAATGGAGAATCCCAATTTGACGATGCATTAACTGTATAATCAATTGTATTTGCAGTTACTACAGATGGTGCAGAAACATATCCATCTGCATCATTTAAAGCTCCAGTTGGTGATATAGTATGCGCTCTAAATCGTATAGTTGTTGTTGTACCAATAGAATTAGAGTTAGTATATAAAATAGAACCTGCAGGTCGAGGTCCTATCATATCATCTGTAATACTAAATTTGATTCCAGTAACATCTCCTGTAAAAGATGAATTTAGAACCCAACCTGATGGATTTAAGCTACCATGAAGTACACAAATTGCATTTTTATCTAATGCATTATTTGATGGATGTTCAACATGAACTGAAACAATGGCTTTAAAACTTTGCGTAACATCATTATAAAATAGAAATTCTCCAACTGTTGCCGGCGATAATGTATTTGCCGTTAAAACTCGTTCTCTTTCAAATATAATATCACCTAAACTTGGAGTTATATTGACACTATTTACTGTTAATTGTTCTCCAATATGAGCTGATAATTTTACACCTAAACCACCATCTGTTAGTATAGAACCAGTAGATGTACTAAATGAATCATACGTTGCTTGAATAGCTAATGGTTGTTGTGAAAAATTCGCATCAACTAAAAATGGATTTGACATTTATTTTAAATAAAAATTTAGTTTTTAAATTAATTAAATTAAGAAAAAACTAAATTCAAATATTGAAATTTTTTTATATAATCATATTAAGTAAATTAATGTCAAACTTATGTCAAAAATGCCATATATACATAATACCACTAATACAAGTATGGAAACATCTCAAAAAGAAAATAGAGATATCGTAGAAAAAAACATTGAAGACAATAGATTCATTTATTTACGTGATAATGAAATAACTAATTATCTTTCTAAAAAGACAAATGAAGATACACAAAAAAATACCTATATGATAGAAAGAATTCAAACAATAAGAGAAACAAGTAATATGAAACCTAATATTTATAATTATTCAGATGAAGAAAAAAAAAGATATAAAAATGTTTATTGTGTAAATTGCGGAATAAAAGGACATGTTGTAAAAGATTGCGATGCTCCAATAACAAGTTTCGGAATTATAGCATTTAAAGTAGTAAATGATAAAAAATCTGAAGAACATGATAAAAATGACGAATTAGATTATATTTTACAAAAAGTAAATAAAGAGAATTCTTTGAAACCAGAAAATGAAAAATTCCCAAAAATAAAATTTTTAATGATACAAAGAAAAGATACTATGGGATATATTGATTTTATAAGAGGAAAATATCCAGATGATGATATTGCAACAAGAGATCAATTGTTTAATACATTCTTACATGAAATGACATATAAAGAGAAGCATAATTTATTAACCAAGACATTTGATGAATTATGGGATGATTTATGGATAAATCATTCAAGTAAAACATTTATTAACGAATATGAAAATTCTAAAAAAAAATTCTATAAATTAGATTTACAAAGTCTAATTGATTTAAAAAAAACATCATTTGAATTTAGCGAATTTGGATATGCTAAGGGTAGAAAAAATATGAAAGAAACAAATATTGCATGTGCAGAACGTGAATTTTTTGAAGAAACTGGTTATAATAAAAAAACATATAGATTCATAAAAAATTATCCAACAATATGCGAAGAATTTATGGGAACAAATGGTATAAGATACAAACATATATATTATTTAGTGAAAATGAAAGATAATATTCCACCTCCAAAAATAGATAAAAACAATATTATCCAAGTAGGTGAAGTTAAAAATATAGGATGGTTTAGTTATGAAGAATGCATGTCATTAATAAGACCATATGATAAAGAAAAGAAAAATGTTATAACAAATGTATATAATGATTTATTAAATATGAATAATACATATATATGTTCTGATTTTTATTATACTAATTCTAGAAAAAGTATTAATAAATCTTTATAATGTTTCATATAAGTTTCGTTAATATTGATAAATTTTTATGAAATCTGATAATAAGTATGTTATTATCTATATTTGCATTTGTTGTAGCGATAATAGCGTTATATTTTTATAAAAAATTTAGAGAATCAGAAAATGTTTATTATGAATTGCATTTACAACATGTTCAATTAATAGGAGAAAATAAAATGTTAATAAATAGAATAAATGATTTACAAGCATATAAGAATGATATTTCTAAAACTGTAAATTTATTAAATAATGAAATTGAAGAAATAAAAATCAATCAAGATGAATATAAAAAAAAACAAGATGAAGATTATTTAGATATGA